CCCTAATCTATGGTCGGCTGTTCGCACACCCGCGTCGAGCGGAGCATGCAACGGAACGTAGTTCAAACTTCTACGAGCCGCTAGCTCAGCATCGAGCATATCCAGACAACTGTGATCTAGAAGTCCCCATCTCGCTATATAAGCCGAGAGAAGGTTCCTTATCACGTATATGTCGGGAATCCTGTCGAGGCGTCTTTTTAAGTAGACGCCTCGGACATTTATCCCTTCATACCAGTCAGCACCGCAGGATTCGCGGAACGGTCCGCCGGTAAACGTCTTTCGAGGGTTCGGAACGAACCCAGCGGATGACGCCAACGACAAGAACGTTTCACAAGCTTGCGATGCTACAATGACGTCATCACCAAACGCAGCGAAAGTCTTGTTCATCGCAGGAGTGATCCCGTGACGGACTAAACTCTCATAAGCCAAGGTGATGAAGCATAGCGTCTGAAGAGGAAATGTTATGGCATTCCCCATACTATACAAGATGGAGCCGTACCTTGGCTCCCCTCTAACGAGGATCGCTTCAGTACTCACAAACTCACACCAAGGTGCAATCGTAGGGAATAACTTCCTCACGAGGTTGCGTGACATGTAATCTGACGCCGCTGAGAAATCAACGGTTGCGAGAGTCCCAGTAAGACTTCCTTCTTTCGCAAGAAGGCGATTCTTATCAGGCTGTACGCGCAGGTCACAGCCGACTGACCGTAACAGTTCAGTTAGCACAAAGCCTAAGCCTTGCTGCATTACCGAGTTTATCACGGGTTCGACGGCGATCACTCTGTCTTTCACGTCGTCCTTGGGTACCGTCTCAAGACGACTGAAGTTAATCAACTGCGGATACCCGTAATTCTTCCGGCGTAAAATCTCAGCCTGATAGAACGAAGGTATATACTCCGCAGCCACGCCTAGAAACTCTCTATAGAGAGCGAGTGATGACACAGCTGAAGGACCATGCCAGAGCTTACACAGCTCTGACGTTGATCCAAAGGCCATGCCTTGCGCGCTCCCAGGTCCAACGCGCATCCCAACCGAGAACATTTCGCCGCTCATAAAGCAACGAAAGCGGTCCTCCAAGAGATGCACGAAAGCCCTGGTTTCTACAGAGAGCTCTAGATCCAACTCTCGAGACGACAAATGTCGCTCGAGGAACGACTCGATCGCCGCATTTTTGCGTGCTGCAGCTTGAGAGGAATCCACGGGAGGAGCCTTCTTGAGGAAGGACTCAACCATGGCCTCATATGCTGCGACGCAGGCGGGCGAACCGGCCGCTAAGGGTTGGATATCGTGAACGACAGCGTTGTAAAGAGCAGTAGAGCAAATGCCCATGTGCCCCTCCTATGTTGACGAGAAGCGGTTTCCTGCACCGGAATTGGTTACAGGATATTGCTCAGCACCGAATCGCCTACTCCGGCACTCTGTTGAGACAGAGCGCCGAAGTGAGCAGACAGGGCTGCCTTAATATTGGCAGCATCAGCAGTATCAGAACCCGCTGGAATGTCGATGACAGTCCGGATGGTGCAGATCTGCTGTGGCTGACCCGTCAGCACAGTAACACCCTTACGGGTGACGAGACCGTACGAATTCCGCGGCACGCGGCCAAGCAGCGAAAGCTGCCCGGTCACGGCTTGAAGGATTTGTGCGATCTTGGGCCGGTAAAACATCAGTGTGAACGGCGCCTGCACAGAGTGCACGGTGACACCTGTTTGGGTGCCACCAAGCGCCGTCACAGCATGCTGCTTACCATTGGCACTATCAGGGGCCACATCTGCACTTACAGTGTAAGTGGGAGATGTGAACCCCGTCTGGGCAGTGCCCGTAATATTGGTCAGTGACCAGGTCATGTAGGTTCCTTTTGCCCCTAACGGGGAGTTAAAGTGACTTTACTCGACTCCCTATAAGTGCAGCCACGTTCAGTATCCTGTCCCCAACTGTAAGCCCCTCTAGGAGTTGAAAAGAGGGTATGGAGACAGGAACTGTATACGATGGCATGCGACTATAGGACCAGCGCTCGAACTCTCCCGTTCCAGGAATGGACGAGAGAAGAGCAGCGCCATTGACTGCACGCGTCCTCACAGTAACAATCTGAATCGACTTGTTCGTCGTCGCCTCTGAGCCATAAATGACTTGGAGGTTTGAATACTGGAACGATCGGATGAAAGTTCCAATATCGACAAAGTAGTCTATCAAAAATGACCAGGGAATGAGTTCCCAGGCAACCGAGAGGCCATCCATGGGGGAAGTCCCCCATTTAGTCAGCGCCGATGAAGGCTGACGAAGACCATAGACGAAACGATGTGTGCTGAGATACTGAACTGTACGTTCAGTGATAGTCTCAGTATAATCGTACCCGCTGGTCTGTCGAACCGTCGGCGTTGACTTGGACTCTGTGGCAGAGGATGAGACGCGGATGCGGCTAGTGTCAAACTGTTTGACAAAGGAGTTGTGAAGCGAGTTGACGTCCCCGATAAGGGGGCGCCACCCGAAACTATACTCCAGCCAAAGGTCAGACACACGCGCCGCAATGCGAGCACCCGGCAATCGACGGACGTAGCGAAGATAGCGAGCCTCCTTAGACAGCCTCTTCAGGCTATCGGAGACAGACTCTCCAAGCAACGCCGCACGGCTGCCGAGTAACCGCTTAGTTTCCCGCATTTCACCAAGAGCCACACCAGCCTGAAACCGGCCCACAGCGTCATCAATACGGTTGTACAAACGTTTAAGAGCGATTGTACGCGCAGCACCAACGACTTGAGGATACCAGTTAAAGTCTGGCTGAGGTTCTCTGATCACGATATTTCCACGATCATACGGCAATGCCGTTGGAGGGGTAACCCTCTTAAGGACATAGGCGTAGCTCTTGTTCCTATCGTATTTAGCATCAGAAGAACTAAACGTGCTCGAAGCATCACGGCCGGCGGCGATGAGTTCCCGGAAGTTAGGAACTTTCGCACCGCTCCGGGTCTTTGTATAGCTGAACACAGAATTGCTCTTCGACTCGCTGTAGGGAGTAAATTTATCCCAAACAGCGTTCATTGAGAAACCTGTGACAGTCATTGGCAAAGATCTGGAGTATGCCATGTGTGCTCCACCCCTAAGTGAGGAAATCTCG